CTCAAGAAACCTTAACCGTTGTTAGCACAGCCTCAGCAACAAGTGACGGGTTAGTAGTGGCAGAAATTACAGGGATAGATTTACCAAGTGCAACAGACAAAGCGATGTTCTGGAAAGTTACACGATTAAGCGGAGATGTTCAAGACACCATTTCAACGGTAACCCATCTTAGAGGACAATTCTTTAAATATATATCTAATAAATTAGGTACAGCATTATGAAAACAGGAGCCCCAGCATTGACTATAATTGGATACATAATCTTTTTAATAGGGATAGTTTCTATTATTATGTTTATTTCAAATCTAGTATGAAAAAATGGGAAAGAATAATAACGTGGGCAGAATTAGTAATCTTTTTAATCGGACTTTATAGTATAATTATGTTTATAGAAAAACTATGCTAAGTATTTGTATCCCCAGCAGAAATGAGATATTTCTTAATAATACAATAAGAGATGTCTTGAAGAACGCCACGGGCAAGATAGAGATATTTCCTATTTTAGACGGATATGAACCAGATGAATATGTAGATGATTATAGAGTTCACTACATTCATTTTAAGCACGGATTAGGCAAGAGACAGGGGATAAACGCTATGGTAGCTGTCACGCCCATTGTATGGTAGCCAAAGGATTTGATGAACAGCTTATTAAAGACCACCAACCTAATTGGGTTCAAGTTCCAAGACGACACAGATTAGACGCAGAGAATTGGTGCTTACAAAAACAAGTAGATAATAGACCACCAATAGATTATGAGTATATTATGTATCCTGATAAGTTTCCTGCCAAAGGATATTTAGCTGGGTTCCACGGATATAAATGGGACGCTAGAAGTAAAGAAAGAAAAGACATACCAATAGATGATATTATTACTTTTCAGGGGTCAGCTTGGTTTATGACAAAGGAATGGTTCAAGAAATGTGGGTTTATGGATTACAAGTATCAGGCTTGGGGTCAAGAAGCAGAAGAGATTAGCTTTACCACTTGGGAGAACGGAGGCAGGGTAGTAGTCAATAAGAACACTTGGTATGCCCATCTTCACAAGGGTCAAAAGTATGGAAGAATGTATTTTCTTAATAAAGAGATGACTAGAAAGAGTTATGATTATTGTTATAGGAGGTGGAGTAATAGTCCAACACTTCACAATTTAATTAAAAAGTTTATGCCTATGCCAGGCTGGAAAAATGGAGACTTTAGAATATCTAAAAAGTAAATATGGAGAGGGGAACCCTCAAACTATACCAAAGAGCAGGTGGAAAGAATTACCTATACTATTTAATGAACTAGGATTTAAGGTTGGGGTAGAAGTAGGAGTTCTTAAAGGAAAGTTCACAAAGTGTTTGTGTAAATCAGGGTTAAAAGTATATGGAATAGACCCTTGGGTAGATTATTATAAAGATTACGAGGGTATGGACTATAGTGTTTTTGAGAGAGAAGCCAGAGAACGAGTCAAGCCCTATGATTGTACCCTTATAAAGAAATGGAGTTCTGAAGCTGTAAAAGATTTTGAAGATGAAAGTTTAGACTTTGTATTTATAGATGGTAACCACGCCCTAGAATATGTGATAGAAGATATAGCCAAATGGAGTAAGAAAGTTAGAAAAGGAGGGATAATATCAGGACACGATTATTTCAGGGGTAAAGGTAAAAACCTAATGCACGTTAAAGATGCTGTAAATACTTGGACTTATGTTTATAAAATTAATCCTTGGTACATTTTGAAAGGTGATAAATGTCCCACTTGGTTCTGGGTAAATATATGAAATATAAATTATCAATAATTATACCTGCCAGAAACGAGATATTCGTTGGGCAGACGGTTAAAGACCTATTGGAAAATATTGAGGGGGATACAGAAGTAATAGTTGTTTTAGATGGCTATACTATCCCAGTGCCAGAAATACCCAAAGATGATAGAGTAAGAATAATAGAAAACAAAGAAGCCCTAGGACAAAGGGGTGCCACAAACCAAGCTGTTAGGACATCTAAGGCTAAATATATAATGAAGGTAGATGCCCATTGTTCTTTTGACAAGGGATTTGATGTTAAGATGATGAAAGATATGAACGACAACTGGACTATGGTGCCTGTTATGAGAAACCTACACGCCTTTGATTGGGTTTGTAAGTGTGGACATAGGGAATATCAAGGTAAGTCCCACCCTTGTCCTAAATGTGGGAAAGAGATGAAAAGAGAGATAGTCTGGGTAGGAAAGACTAACCCCCAAAGCACATCATTCAGATTTGATAATACCTTACATTTTCAGTATTGGAGGGAATATAAAAAGAAACAGATAGGGGATTTAGTAGAAACAATGAGTATTCAAGGTTCTTGCTTTATGCTTACAAGAGATAAGTATTGGGAATTAGATATATGTGATGAGGGACACGGAAGCTGGGGTCAACAAGGCGTAGAAGTTGCCTGTAAAACTTGGCTATCAGGAGGTAGAGTAATTGTTAATAAAAAGACTTGGTATGCCCATATGTTTAGAACCCAAGGAGGGGACTTTGGATTTCCTTACCCCAATCCTGGGGTTAATAAAGCCAGAGAGTATTCAAGGAACTTATGGATAAATGGGAATTGGGATAAAGCTATTCACCCCTTAAGTTGGTTAATAAAGAAGTTTAACCCCCCTGGCTGGGATAAATCAGTAGGGATAATCTACTATACGGATAGTGGGATAGACCCTAAACTGATGAAGATAGTTCAAGACCAGATTAAGGTTGGGGCAGGTCAGAATAGAATAGTTAGTATTTCACTTAATAAGAAGATAGATTTTGGGACAACCCGAATAAATATGAAAGGTGAAAGGGGTAGCTTAATGTTATTCAAGCAGGTTCTTAAAGGATTAGAAGCCTTAGATACAGACATAGTATTCTTTTGTGAACACGATGTTCTTTATCACCCTTCGCACTTTGACTTTATCCCCCCAGACAAAGACACTTACTATTACAATGGGAACTTATGGCGGTTAAGATTGAAAGATGGTTTTGCAGTAAAGTATGACCATAAGTCTTTATCCCAGTTATGTGCTAACAGGGAAACCTTGCTTAAAGAGTTTAGGTTTAGGGTAGAAGATGTAGAAAAGAATGGCTTTCATCGGGGAGGTTATGAACCAGGAACAAGAAGTATAAGAAGAGGAGGTTTCAGTGATAGCAGGTCAGAGTTCTTCTATTCCAAAGAGCCGAATATAGATATCAGACACGAAGATAACTTCACTAAAAGTAAATGGAAACCAGAAGATTTTAGAAGTCAAAGAAGTTGTCGGAATTGGGAAAATGGAAAGCTAGACGATTTATGGGCTAAAGATTTATTAAAAGATTTTTAACTAAAAGATTTTTAATTAAAAGATTTTTAATTAAAAGATTTTCAATAAAATGAGTGAACCACTAGAAAAACTTAATAATACTACTTACCGAAAGGTAGCTAATGATAACCCGAAAGACAGGTTAGAAATTGAAATTGGAGATATTAAACAAGAGGATTTTCACCCACAGATAAAACTAAAAAGATGGGATAATGAATGTAATTTTTCAGTTCGTTTACTAGATAATGAAGTAGGTGAAGCTACCTTTAAGAAAGACCACGAGAAAGTTAATTGGAAAAAGGGCAACATAGAAGTAAACTTCTTTGAAATAGATAATGCTTTCAAGTTTGACTATATAATAAAGAAGAAGCCCAAAACTAATAAACTTCAATTTTCAATTCAAAGTAAAGATGTAGTTTTCTATTATCAGCCACCCTTGACCCAGAAAGAAATAGACGAGGGTTGTTCAAGACCAGAAAATGTAGTAGGAAGTTATGCTGTTTATCACTCCACAAAAGGTGGAATGAATGATATAAACGGTAAGGAATATAAGTGTGGAAAAATAGGACATATATTTAGACCTCATTTATACGATAGCAATGGATTAGAAACTTGGGCTGACCTACACATAGAAAATGGGTTATACGAAGTAACTATCCCACAGGACTTTTATGATAACGCTGTTTATCCGATTAGGAGTAATGATACTTTTGGATATGAAACGGCAGGAGAGTCAAACAGGAGTAGTTCTTCCAATGCTATTCATGGGACAGAGTATTCATTAAGTCAAGACGGAATCGTTACAAAAATAACAGCTCATGTTGAGGAGAGGGCTTCTCCAGACGGATTTGAACTTGGCTTATATGACAGTGGAACCAATAAAGGATATACCGTAGAGGGACACCTATGGGATAGCAAGTATTGGCGTGAATTAAATATTGATAGTGGTGGCTCTCTAACGGCTGGAACAATTAGACTATGTTTACAAGCTGAAAGTGGGTTTAATTGGAGTTATGATGACCTCAATCCAGGTTCTCTCATTTCTGCTTATTCAGTGGAAACTTATGGAATATGGCCAAATACAACATTTGTAGATACTTGGGATTTTAATTTTTCCATCTACGCCACCTATACACCATCAGCAGCAGGGAGTAGTTCTGAATCACCCTCTCAATCACCCTCAAGTTCAGCTAGTCCATCTAATAGTCCTAGCAATAGTCCTAGCGAGTCACCCAGTTTAAGCCCTAGTAGTTCAGATTCACCAAGCGAGAGTCCTAGTGATTCACCTAGTTTAAGTCCTAGTTCAAGCGATAGTCCGTCAGAGTCTAGTAGCGAATCACCAAGTCAAAGCCCTTCTTCGTCTGAAAGTCCTAGCGAGTCCTCTAGCGATAGTCCATCAGAATCACCCAGTTTGAGTCCATCTTCATCTGAATCTCCATCAGAGAGTTCGAGTAGAGTCGCCTAGTGAAAGTAGCAGTGACTCCCCATCATTATCTCCATCTAGTAGTGAAAGTCCATCAGAAAGTTCTTCAGATTCACCCAGTCAGAGTCCATCTAGTAGCGAAAGTCCTAGTGAATCATCTAGCGACTCTCCTAGTCAATCACCAAGTAGCAGTGACTCGCCAAGTGAGAGTAGCTCTGATTCTCCTAGTTTAAGCCCTAGTAGTTCAGATTCACCATCAGAGTTCACCATCAGAGTCACCCAGCGAAAGTCCAAGCCAAAGTCCTAGTAGTAGTGAAAGTCCTTCAGAGTCAAGTTCTGAATCACCAAGTGAGAGTAGTAGTTTATCACCCAGTTCATCAGAAAGTCCTAGCTTATCACCGAGCAGTTCAGATAGTCCGAGTCAATCTCCTAGCTCTAGCGACAGCCCTTCACTTAGTCCGAGTTCATCTAATTCGCCATCTGAATCTAGCAGCAATAGTCCTTCGCTATCACCATCTAGTTCGGAGTCAGCTTCGGCTAGTCCGTCAGTAGCCCCATACGAGGGGAGAATAAAGGTCTGGGACGGAAGTGCTTGGGATATAATAATATAAAATTATGGCACCATTTAGAAGTAAAAAACAAAGAGCTTATCTATATGCTAAACATCCAAAAATAGCTAAAAGATGGGCTAAAAAATACGGGTCGAAAATAAAACCTAAATTAAAAAAGAAATAAAAGAGGAAAATGGAACAACCGACATTAAACGACATATATCTAGTTGTCGGAGAAATAAAGGGCGAGGTCAAAGGGATTAACTCACGACTAGATAAAGTCAATGGAAGAATTGAAAAGGGAGAAGAAAGAACAAATAAACTTGAAACCTTTTGTGATACCCACGAGGGGAGAGAAAAGGGTATTACACTTATAATGGGAATAATCGGAGCTGTGATAGGTTCTTTAATTTCAATAATAGGAATATACTTATCAACTAGATAGTTCTTTTAAAAGAAAGAGAGGTGCTATAATGAACCAGTGGCTAGTAGTGTTCCCTCAAGTTGAGGGCAGGTGGTTCCACGTAACTCATTACGCAATGGCATTGAACATCTTTTCAAGGATACTTGACATTTATCCTCCACACTGGTATCGGATTAAAGCTAGGACAATAACCACCAACGAAATGAGAAAGTGGAACATAGATTGTGTTTCACAGTTGGACAGGTTGTTTACCTATCTAAGACACAATCTCGATAATCGGTTGAGGGTGCGTATCAAAGTCCAACGAAGAAAGGTAACGCTGAGAAAGGTGGTGTAAGATGATGTCAAAACACCATATCTGCCCAACTTCGGTTGGAGGGTCAAAGACAGACAAAAGAAACATCGTTGTAATCAACAAAAGAAAGCACGACCAATTTCATTCTTTATTTTCCAACAGGAAACCTAGCGAGTGTGTCAAATACCTCGTTGAGTATTTCTTCGATGGTAATTGGCACTATGTCAACCAAGCAATGGCAAAACATTGCCAAGAAGTTCATCATTAGCACACAAAGGGTGGTAACCCAGAAGAAGCCAAACAAGATGCTAAATCTGAAATAAAGGACTTCTCCGAGCCTTACCACTCTAAAGGGGAGAATTAAGCTATACGCTTCGTTCTCCCCATAATTAACAATTGATAATCAACTAAACATAGGTTAACAATATGAAAACAAAAAAAGGAGTTCCTAAAAGACCTTGTCCTGGCTCAAAAATAAGGTCAAAAGGCAAAGGAAGAGGGTTAGGAGTTGGGAGAGGTAATGGTCCGATTGGACGAAGAAAGAAATAAAAATAAAAGCTCTTGACAATATAGAATACAGGTAAAAGAGGAAGATAAATATATGAAACAAATAATAGTGGTCCACCACACAGTTTCAAGTAGGGACAAAACAAAAGTCAAAGATATAGATGATTGGCATCAAATTAGATGGCCTAACTTTAAGAGTTCACTTGGGTACTTTGTGGGTTATCATTTTGTAATCACGGGAGATGGGACATTGACCCAGACAAGAAGAATGTCCGAGCAGGGTGCCCATTGTCCTCCAAACAAGGGTAGAATAGGCGTGGTTCTTACTGGAAACTTTGAGGAAGAGAAGCCAAGTAAAGCCCAACTAACTTCTTTACAGAACCTATTAGAGAAGTTAAATAAGCAAGGGATAACTGAAATATATGGGCATAATCATTTTAGCAAAACTCTTTGTCCAGGTCGTCATTTATCTAAATGGATAAAGATGTATAAAAAGATTAGTATTATTAAAAAGTTAATCAACCTCTACAAAAAACTCTATAAGAAATTGTTGGGGTTAAAAAAATGAAGTATTCATTTATAAAAGGGTTGAAGAAAATGGCTAAAGTTTTAGTCCTTTACTTAATCCCAGTTTTAGTTGACCAGTTTATAGTTAAGTATCCCCTCTATGCCCAAATGACAATAGGCACAGGTTTAATCGGGGTAGTTAATTATTTAAAGGTTAAAAGCGTTCCGTTCTTTAGAAGTATTTAGTTTATCCACTTGACAAAAGGTCTTAATCAAGTTATCATTAAACTAATGAAAAAAGAACCTCCCTTACGGGATTATCGATTTCATTTAGTCGTTCTAGGGGTTATTTTGGTCTTATTAGTAGGAATACTCATCTTATGGCCGAAAACAGCTCACAGCGAAGCTCAGGGGGTAAATATACCCTTCCTAGAGCCAATAGCTCCCCACTATGTTCCTTATATAGAAACTTATGGGGCAATAGTAGACAGAACAATGACTTTAGAGGAAACGATAATTGCCGATTGTGTCTGGAACAAAGAAAGTAGTAGAGGACAAAATATGTTTGGGGATTACCGAGATGGAGTTCCTATGGCATATGGACATTTCCAAATATGGTTAAGCCTTCATCTCATAACTTACGAATGTGCGATGGATTATAATTGTAGTCTATCTTACTTTCTAAAAGAGGTAAGGATGGGGAACGGAGAGCTTTGGACAACATATAAAGGTTGTTTAAATAATTAACTTGCCCTTTGTCTTAGATGCAATTTGAGAAAAGGGACAAAAATTGGGCTTTCCCACAAGTACCAAAGACTTTTATAGGGAATAAATTACATCACCTTTAGCATTTTCTCGGAAAATGAAAAGGAATATAACATAAAATTTACTCTTTAAGATTTGGCAACTATGGGACAGCTCTATGGGTAGTGATAAAACAGTTTGTCAATTCTGTTTTATGGCAACAGCGTTTATCGCTTGTGAAGGTTCAAATCCTTAGCTACCCCACAAGAACACCTTTGTGCGGACAGCCTTGAGGTGTTTTTGTTTATCAGAAGGGGTTGACAAGCTCTGTGGGTATGCTATTATTAGATTAACCCGTGAGATAGATAAAATTTTAAGCTTAAGAAACTAGAAAAATAAGGGTCAATTAAACAATATCCACTTGCATTTTCCCGCCCCTACCGCAAGTGGAGGCGGGATTTATTTTTATGCCTATTAAAAATATAAGAAGAAGGAGAAGGTTTCAGAGAGAATATTATTACAGAAATAAGGATAAATGCAAAAAATATAATCAGAGCTATTATTTTTTAAAGAAGTATGGGATTACTGTAGAGAAAAAAAATAGAATGATAAAGAAACAAAACAATAAATGTATTATTTGTAATAGATTGTTTCATAAGAGAAACTGTCATCTTGACCATAATCATTCAGATGGAGTGATAAGGGGAATTTTATGTACAAATTGTAACACTGCTTTAGGGCTCGTGAATGATGACATCAACGTATTGAGAAAGATGATTAAATACATCGACAATAACGGGGGAATTTAAGTTTTGCTCACCTTCTCACGGGGGTGGGCATTTATTTTATATGGAGATAACAGAAGAACAAAACATAGAGAATATGAAGAAGTGTCCGAGATTTGAGGGATGTAATATTCCTAGATGTCCTCTTGATTATTGGATGTTAGAAAGAGTAGAATTGGCAGAAGATGAGAGATGTATTTTGAGAGGGAAACAGAGGTCAAAAAGGGTAAAAGGTATAAGGAGTGCTAAAATGGGTAGTATCTCCAAGTTCGTGTGTAAAAAAAACAGAAACCTCTAAATAATACACGTATAGATTACTTCTTGGGTTCTGGGTAGGAGTGCGAAATTTATGTGAGTATCGCTTTGATGTGGTAACCATAAGATTAGTCCCTACCTAGAACTGAGGAAATACAATCAAAGTTTTTATTCTATTCTTTTAAAAGAAAAAACCTCGCCGATTTTTTAGAGATTAGCAAAGGATGAGAAGGAAAGAAAATCGGGTCAAAGAGTTTCTTTTAAAAGAATGGTTAGCCGAGCAGATGAAATACTGTTAACAGCTCTAACCAATAAAAGGTAAAGTAAAGTAATAAGTTAGAAGATAAGAGGGTCAAAGACACCTCACCCAGTGAAAGCATAAGAAGAGTAGCACGCTTTTTATCACCCAAGTTATCTATTAGCTTCCTTTGACAAATACTGGGCTATTATAATTAACTCTTATAAGCACATAAGAGAGGGTGAACTATGAAAATACATTACGCATACTATAAGCATAAAAAAGGAAAGGTTTATTTAAAAAGAAATGGGTGGAAAAAGTTTCAAGAAGTAGAATTAAAAATGTTTTATTATAAAGGACAATCTTATTTAAAAGTCGTTCCAGTAAATAATCAAATAAAATTATGTTAATAAACTTATTAAGCCAATTAGGAATTATAGTTACTATCTTAGCCTCTTTGACCCAGCAGGTTGAAATACTCCAACAAAAAGTTGAAGATTTCTCGCAAGTTGAGGTGCTTCAACAAAAAGTGGAGAAAATGGTAGAAGAAAGCGAGGTAATAGAAGAAGTTTTAGAAGAAAAGGTCGAAGAGTTAGATGTTTCAGAAACCTTTAAATGTAGGTATGATAGTGAAATATGTGATTGCGAGGTTATGGTGAAAGGTCAAGCTATTGCTTTCAGGCGGGTTAATTGTGAATACTGCCCTAGATTTGAAATGGACGAATTAAAAACTTATTATAACCCAGCGATAGGAGAATACTTTAGTTTAGAAAAAGGAGAATGTTTCAATGTTCCCTGCCAAAACTGCGAAGAACTGAACTATTGGGGGGACACCTTTATTGATTGTAACTACTTTAAAGGCGGTTGTCCTGATAGTTGGAAAGAAAGAAAATGGCAATCACTTCACTACTTTGAATGTTGGATGGATAAATGTGTGGAACGGGGGACAAAAGGTTATAGATATTTAAGTGAACAAGGTAACTGGATAGAAGCTGACTTACCTGAAGATTATAATTATTAAGAGTAACCCTCGTAGAGGGTAAATAATATGAAAACTTGTAAAAGATGTAAAAAAGAGTTCAAGCCAAAAGGGGGGTCAAAGAGTACTTATTGTCCTAATTGTAGGAAGATAGAGAGTGCAAGGTCAATGTCTTATAAGAGAGGTAGAAGTTATTAACAGTTGACGATAGCTCTTGATATGTTATAATGAAAACAATATGAAAAAAGATAGACAAATAGAAATACAAGAAGATATATTCAAATACGCTTGGGAAAAATACAAGAATGAACTTACAATGCAAGTGTTTGTTGATGAAATATTAAAACCCACGCTAACAACCTTCTTCAGGAGGGTCAAAAAAAATGAAAATAAAAATAATAGTTGAAAGTGATAGTGGGGTAGTTCTAGGTAAAAGAGAAGCTGAAACCTTTGAGAGCGCTGAAGAAGATTTGGGTATGATGGAAAGATATATAACTAAGCATTATTTGGAAGAAGAACCAATAGAATGAAAAAATACATCGTCTGGGCGGTCATAGACAAAAACAAAGAGTTAATAGTAGACCAAACATCCTTTTATGGGGAAAAAGATTATGCTGTATCTGTTGCTAACCAAATGAACAGGTCGGTTACTGAAAAGAAGAAACCCTATAAAGTTAAAAAGGCTTGCTTAATTATTAATCCTCAAATTATATGAAAATATTAAATACAAAAATACCATTAAAAATATGGACTGACGATATTGAAGATGGAGCCTTAGAACAAGCTAAGCATCTTACAGAGCTTCCTTTTGCCTTTAAGCACATTGCTATAATGCCTGATACTCATCAAGGTTATGGTATGCCTATTGGTGGAGTAATGGCTACGAAGGGGGTTGTAGTGCCAAATGCGGTCGGTGTCGATATCGGGTGCGGAATGTGTGCTGTTAAAACTTCTTTAACTGAAATAGATACCGACACTCTCAAAAAAATAATGGGAGAGATTAGGAAAGTTGTGCCTGTTGGATTCTCTCGCCATAAAGAAAAACAAAATATGGATTTAATGCCAACTGGTAATAATATCCCAGAAGAAGGGATTGTTCTTAAAGAGTGGGAAAAAGCTCAAACCCAAATAGGAACATTGGGTGGTGGCAATCACTTTATTGAGATACAAAAAGGTTCAGATGGGCATATTTGGATAATGATACATTCAGGAAGTAGAAATCTAGGTTTAAAGATAGCAGACTACTACAATAAATTAGCGATTGAGTTAAATGAAAAATGGTATACAGGTGTTCCCAAGCAATGGGAATTGGCTCATCTGCCGATAGACAGTGAAGAGGGTCAAGATTATTTAGGAGAAATGAACTATGCTGTTGAATTTGCTTTAGCTAATAGGAAGTTGATGATGGATAGGATAAAAGATATTTTTGAACCATATTTAGATAGAAGTGCTTGTGTATTAGAATTAGAATGGAATGGTTTTGACGAAATGATAAACATAGCTCATAACTACGCTTCTTTAGAAAATCACTTTGGAGAGAATGTTTGGGTTCATAGAAAAGGTGCGACTCTCGCAAGAGAAGGAACGATTGGAATAATACCTGGAAGTCAAGGAACTAAAAGTTATATTGTTAAAGGATTAGGAAACCCAGAGAGTTTTGAAAGTTGTTCTCACGGAGCTGGTAGATTGATGAGTAGAAAGAAGGCTTGTAATGAATTAGACCTAGAAAAAGAAATAAAGATGCTTAACGATAAGGGAGTTATTCATTCTATTAGGGGTAATAACGATTTAGATGAAGCCCCTAGTGCCTATAAAGATATTTCAAAGGTTATGGAAAATCAAAAAGATTTAGTCGAAATTTTGGTTGAGCTAACCCCATTAGCAGTAATTAAAGGATAACCCCTGCTTTAGCAGGGTAACTAAGACTTTAATAAGTAATATGAAAGAAGAAAAGAAAAAACATAATAAAAGATGGAATTTGTGGCATCTTCTCGGATTCCATAAACACTTAAATTGTGTTGAATATGGAGACTTTGGTGGAGATTTTAAAATAGAATATCCAAACCCCTGGTCTTTATTCGGAGTCAAGTATAATCGTTATCAATGTTTAGAATGTGGGAGAAAGTTTTGGATGCCTAAGGGAAATTTTGAAGAAATAAAATCCAATGAAAGGTTTTTTAAATCCCTAAATAACAAGATTAACCCCTCCAAAGGAGGGTAACTAAGTAATATGAAAACAAAGGTCACTAAGATAAACTAATAAGTAAACATTATAATAGATAGTTCTTTTCTGGGGGAAGGAATAATAGCGTTAAGGGCCATTTGAGTCATTCTCAATACGCAATAAGATGTCTGTTGCTCTTTGGTGCATCAAAACAACAATCTTATTAAAAACTTGGCCTTTCCCCAAAAGAGAATTATCTCCCTCGCAGAGGGTAAATATTATGAATAATATAATAAGAGATAAAATAAAAGAACAAATCTTAATGGGAGGAGGAGAAACTTTAGTTGATGCTATTTACTTAATATTTAAGAATGAAATAAAACAAGAAACAACCCAAGCTAAAAAAGACGGATACCTAAATGGTTGGACAAGAGCTTGTGCTGAAATGGAAAAGAGGGAAAAAAAAGAAAGAGCTAACCTAATAGAAGAAATGAACTTCCAAATAGAACAAACAATTGTTAGATGTAATCAATGGTGTCAGGAAGAAAAAGATAAAGAAAAAGTTATGAAACATAAATACAAAGGAGAAGATTTGGATATAATGAGGGCGGAAGCTGAAAATATACGCTATAATAAAGCTAAAAAAGAAGCTAAAAAGGAAGCCATTGAAAAAACCAAAGATAAATTAAAAGAATTAAAAGAACAATTAATAAACCACAGGGACAAGGGCATAGCATTTTGGGCTTCAATGAATAACGCTATTAACTATTCTCAGGGTAAGAAACCATTAGAAGAAGTATTCAAAGACCAAGAAAAGATATACGCCTTTTGGCAAGGGTGGTTTTTAGAAACAAATGAGCTGGGGGAAGAAGAAACTAAAGAGAGACCCCTTTAATTATGTTTCTAATTAACACCACAAATATAATTTACAAGTCTGGGTCTAGTTCTAGGTCTGGGTCTGGGTCTAGTTCTGGGTCTAGGTCTAGGTCTTGGTCTGGGTCTGGGTCTTGGTCTGGGTCTGGGTCTGGGTTTTGGTCTTGGTCTAGGTCTAGGTCTAGGTCTTGGTCTAGGTCTGGGTCTAGGTCTGGGTCTTGGTTAAATGGTAAATAATAACCTACCAGTGAAACAATAAGCTGGGGGTAAAAAAAATGAGTAAAACAATTACAATAAGCGAAGAAACCTACGAGGGGATAAAAGACCAATTAGGTAGCGAGATTCTAGAAGTAGAAAACCTTGAGGACTTAATTGGCAAAAAGTTCTTATTTCAATGTGCTAGATATATCTACTACGGAAAGGTAAAGAATGTAAATTCTAACTACATTGAGTTAGAGAAAGCTGGGGTAGTCTATGAAACGGGGGAACTGAAAGCAAAAGAGGCTTCAGACTTCCAAGAATTACCAAGTAATGTCTTTGTTATGAGAAATGCTATAGAGAGCTTCTGGGTTCCTAAATGGTAGTATGTTTCTAATCAACACCACAAATATAGTTTGGTTGTCTGGGTCTGGGTCTTGGTCTGGGTCTTGGTCTAGGTCTAGGTTAAATGGTAAATAATTATGTTTCTAATTAACACCATAAATATATATTGGTCGTATGTGAATAACTCTGGGTCTGGGTCTAGGTCTAACTCTTGGTCTAACTCTAGGTCTGGGTCTAGGTCTTGGTCTTGGTCTAGTTCTGGGTTTGGGTCTTGGACTTGGTCTTGGACTTGGTCTTGGTCTGGGTCTAGGTCTAGTTCTAGTTCTGGGTCTTGGTCTAGTTCTAGTTCTGGGTCTAGGTCTGGGTCTTGGTTAAATGGTAAATACGAGGGTAAAATGCAGAAAGATAACGATTGAAGAATATGTTTGGGATATGTTTGATGAAACCAAATGGGATGCTGAAAAAGAATTTGGTTTAATGGGTAATGGGATGTTCTTGAAAATGCTATTATTAAATTATTTACAATTAAAACAAACAGAAGATGAACAAAGAAGAAGATTTAAGACCAAGAATAGTGAAATGGGCAAACAGAAAAAAGAAGGAAAGAGTATTACATAGATACCACGCTTCTGAAATCTGGGGGTTGCTCACTATAAATTATAAGACAGGTCAACCTTATACAACCCCCGAGGATTGGGTCAATGGAAAGGTTTTTGATGAAAAGGGGTCAATGAATGTCTGGCACGGGACATTTGCTCACGAAGAAATACAAGCCCTTTATCCTGAATACGAACAAGAACTCCCAAAGGTTTATGAAAAAGACGGGATAATAATATCTGGTAAGGCAGACTTAATTGATGAAACCGAGGTCATAGAAATAAAAACCTCATTAGATAAAGTTCACGATAAAGCCAAGAGCTGGCACATCTTCCAATTAAAACTCTATCTAACTATGTTTGAAAGGTCGGTAGGTCGGGTAGCTCAACCATTTTGGCGGGGTAAAATACCTATGTTAAAAACACTAGGAACTTATAAGAGAAATGATGAATGGTTCTCCCGTCAGTTTGAAGAACTGAGGGTCAAAGACCAACTAATAAGTAAACATTATGAAAAAAATAATAAAGTTTATTAAGTGGATATTTATTAAAGAGTTTCACTATCAATGTGGGATAGACTGGGCTATCGAACCCCCCGAAGGGGTCAATGAAGACTTATCAACCCAAAGAATAAAAGAAGATAATAATATACAAGAGAATAAATAAATATGGAAGAAAAAACCTTAGAACAATGTTATATGGAATCAGAATCTTTTGATGAGTTCTGTGAGTTATGTAATAAACAAGTAAACAAAGTCCCTGATATGACCGCCCTAGAGGTCTATCAAGAACTTCAAAGTAAATATGAAGATAAAAGTGTCTAAAAAAATAGGAGCTTCGGCGTTCGTGTTTGAAGTTGACGAAAATAAAGAAATAGAAGCGTTGGCTAAGGCGGGTATGTTAGCTTCTGCTCCAGATGTATGTGCTTTGTGTGGTGGCGAGGTTAGTTTAACAGGTAAGAAAGCCAAAGGATACACCTTTGTAGAAATTAGATGTAAAAAGTGTGGTGCTACTTCTAGTTTAGGACAATATAAAGAAGGTGGATTCTTCTGGAAGCAGTTTGAGAAGTATCAGCCACAACCAAAAGTTGAGGGTGATGATAATATACCAGTAATAGAGGAGGAATGACTATCGAAAAACGGCTAGATAAAATGGCAGAATATCTAGCCAAAGAGCTGGAGGAAATCAAGAAAAAGTTAGAAGAAATAGAAAAAATGGTAAAAATAGGAGAATGATAGTCAATATAAACAGACCATTTATAAAGAGTGGCGTTGAATATGTAGATGTCAGGAGCTACATCGTCCAAAAAGCTGTTAGAAAGCACGAGTCTTTGATTATTGAGATCGGCGGTCAAAGAATGATAATCCCCCCCGAAAGACTAAAGAGCTATCAGAAGCTAACCAACCAGAAGTTTATATCCCAATTCGGGGGTAAAGATTACAAACTATTTAGCTATAAGTGGAAACCAACAACAGAAGAGGAAGAACTAAAATCGTGGTTATTATGAATAAGAAGTCTAAGCTAAGGTCTAAGGCTGATAAGCTTTGGTATTTAGCATTATTAAAACCCAAGTGTGAGGTCTGTGGGGAAAAGGCAGTCCAAGTCCATCATTTCTTTTATAAATCTAGCTATGGACATTTAAGATATGATGAAAATAATGGGATTAGCTTGTGTCAACATTGCCACTTTCTTCTTCATACCCGAGACCCCAAGATAATCGTGGATAAAATAAGCAAAAGCATTAACTAAACCAAAAGCAGGGTATAAAACCATCAGCTTTTATGAAGAAGCAATTAAAAAATATGAGTAAATTAGATTTAGCAATATTCTTTATAATAGGAGCATTAGCTGGATTTTGGCTTGGGGTAATAATGTCTTTAATGAAATGATATATACTAAGCAGTGCAAAAACTGCGGGGTAATCTTTAAAACCAATATAAAAGCTAAAATCTTTTGCCATTATAGATGCTGTCGTAAATACTGGGAAAGAAATCGGAGGAAAACATCAGAAGTTTGTGAAAATTGTGGGAAAGGATTAAATCGTGGGTCAAAGGTAATAAAATATAATTGTTCTTATGAAGTACAAAGCTGTTCCTGTGGCTATTCTCAATTAGTATTAGTATAAGAAAACAGCCCCCGTTGAGGGAGCTGGTAAAGATTAAATCTTTTGTAGGCATACACCACCTTTACAAGTTAAGACGAAAATGTCTTTATTACACTTTAACTGCGACAATTACCAAAGTTGGGTTGTTCCTGTCAACAAAACATAAATTGTTGCCAAAATGAGGGTCAAAAGGATACTAATCATAATCCAAAATTCTAATCTCTCTCTAACACTACCACCACTATCTCTAGTCTCCTCTTTTAGCTTTTCTAATGTTTCTTTTTCCATATTATTACACTACTTAATTTATAATAGCTCTTAATAAGATAGTCCTACCCCGTTTTTTAGGACTACCCTATAAAAGTTAATCTTCTTCAACGCTATCAAATGTATAACTATCGTCACACCATTCTTTTTCATTCTCCCATTCTCCGCTTTTGAATATCTTTTCAGCTTCTTCTTTGTTTTTGGCGTCTATTATTACCTCTCCACGACCATCAAAATAGTAATTTACTCTATATTTCATTTTAAAAGAACGGGGTTAAATAATTCTCTGTATAAGAGCTACCAACTAGGCTGATAACTCTTAACAAAGGACTATTTTCTGCCTATATCGTATTTTATTTTATAGTATTTCATATTTTTTATACTGATTATTTATATTATTTATAATCTTCTCTACTCTTTCTGCTTCTTTCTCATCAAAGGGAAATTCTCCGTCCTTAGAATGACTGAAAGTCCCTTCCTCTCTGTATGATAAATCAATAGATAGGTGTCTTCTAATTCTCTTCCAATCTCTTTTAGGTAATTTTATTCTCATATTTTTTTTTATTTTACTTTTTCTAATTCTATTTCTGCTTCTTTGATTATCTTTTTGCTTAATAATCTTATGATCTTCCTCAATAGATATGGCTATCAAGAGAGGGTATAAAATTACTACTTTACTAGTTCTAAAATGCTTTTTACTTCATTAAATGTTTGGCTAGCATTGGTTTTTTCCTTTTTCTTCCCACAGGTTTCATTTTTATATTTGGATAAATCTGATTCTACACCAATTAAAATATGTTTTAATAATCTTATTTGTCTTTTTGTTAAATCTATTTTCATAGTTTTAAATGTACTTCTCCATACAGAAGCGGTTAAATAAATATCCCCTATAATCGCCAGCCCATAATTACCATTCAACAAATAATTATGAGCCAGCAACTATAGGGGACATTGTTTTAATAACTCTTTTGGAGGTTTCAAATAAAAATCCCATAATGTAGCTGAATGTTTGCTGAATGTCATTAGTTATGAGCTTGGGCGGTTATAGAAGATATTTAAGATTTACAATGTACTCAATGTACTCTCTATACTGGTATAGTATCACAGGCCAGACATAAGGTCAACACCCCAGCGGATTAAAACTGTGGATAACTATTTCAGGGGTTAAAGGTCTTACTATTGACTTATGCCTTAAAGTATGCTAGTATTCAAAGAATAGATAAAAACAAGCCGTTTAAATGCGTTTTAAGGGGTCAAAAGGGGTCAAGTAATACTAAACTATTATGTAGAAACAAGTATGGTTAAGTATGTTGTTCTTGTAGGGATAATATTCGGGGTTATTAGTATATTAGTAAATATAGGAGGTAACAAGTTAAACCACAGGGGATAATAGAAGCTAAAGAAGTAAGGATAAGTAAGGATAAAAATCGGGGTCACAAGGTTATAAAGAAACTAAAGAAGACTTATAGGTGATTAAATATGTAGGTGGGCGATTAAATATAATAGGCGATTAAATAGGCGATTAAATATAAGGTTGTAGGCGATTAAATATGAGGTATCTTATCTCTACACACACAATCATACAGACATAAGAATAAGAATACATAGAGGATTACACATAGAATACACATAGGGGGGGATAGGGTTAATGAATAGGTTTGAATATAAATGTATATAGCAATAATACATTAAAAAGGGAATATAGACATTAAATCACACATAAAGAACATATAAAAAGAATGATATGACTTGTAAATATTGTAATAAAGAAATAAAAGATAATCCAAATAATACTAAAAAGTATTGTAATGATGCTTGTAGAAAGGCATATTCAAGGCGGACAAATAGCCCTTCAAGTCGGACAAATGTCCGAGATGAGCAAGGCGGACAAACCAAGTCGGACAGATACACTATAGTCCCCGATAAAAAGGTTTACGGAAGGCAAGCTGTTAGTTACGGGCGGGAAAGTAACGAATATACAGAATGGGAAACTAGACCTATGCCAGAAAATCCAGAAGATGTTCCTGTTAAAGGAAACAGGGGTATTTATAAAAGAAAGAATGGAACTAAATATTTAATAGACGCATTAGGTAATATAAATAATAGGTAATATAAATGAAAGGAACACTTAAACAAAAAAAGGCGATAAAGATAACAAAAGAGATGCTGGAAGGGAAGAGAGATATGATGCCTCTAAAGGAGGTTATGCTTGAAGCTGGATTTTCTAAGACTACTTCTCGTGTTCCGAAAAAGTTAACTAGCACAAAAACTTGGGAAAGGTTTATGGAAAGTATAGATGAAAAACCAATTATCAAGTTATGGAAGAACCTAGCTACCTTAAAACCTATTTCTTACAAAGGAATTGATGGTGAGAAAGAGAAGGTCCAAATCAAAGATATGAGAGTTATTATGCAGGCAGGGGAGAATATAATGAAACTTAAAGGAAGATTTAAAGAAGTTTTAGATGTAGGATTATATCGTAAAAGAGAGGAGTTGTTTGATGAAGAAGATAAATGACGCCAAATTTCAAGAGAGAATAGGCTGGGTTCCCCACAAAGGACAGGCAGAAGTAATCGCCAGTCCAGCTAGAGATAAAACAATATGTGCTGGAGTGAGATGGGGTAAAAGTCAAGTAGCAGCCTATGAAGTAGCCAAAGAGCTGATGTACCCGAATAAAAGGATTTGGATTGTTAGTTTAAGCTATGATATGGCTAAAATGGTATTTAACCATTTAGTAGATTTTCTGGGACATTATGATAGGTCATTACTAAAAAAAGTTTCCTTTAGACCTCCACAGAAGTTAGTGATAAAAGAATGGAACTCGTGGGTTGAATGTAAATCATCAGGAGAGCCAGAAAGTTTGATGGGACAGGAGTTAGACCTTTGTATTATAGACGAAGCAGCCAGAACATCAGGTGATGTCTGGGATAGATATTTAGCTGCTCGTTTAAGTACTAGACAAGGCAGAAGCATCGCTATTTCTACTCCCTTTGGTCAGACTAACTGGTTTTATAAAAGATATATTGAGACAAAAGAAACTAATAGTAGTTGGCATTTTAATACTTTAAACAACCCTTATTTTAAAAAGGAAGAATGGGATAGATTAAAAAAGAATACTCCAGAGATGATTTTTAAACAGGAGTATGAGGCAGAATTTTTAAGAGACGCAGCTTCTGTCTTTAGAGGAATAAGTCAGATAATTGGAGATACTTTGAGAAAACCAGAAAGTGGACATTATTATGTTATGGGAGTGGACTTAGGAAAACACAACGACTCCTCGGTAATAACGGTGATAGATACTTCAACTAATAATGTAGTTCATCACGATGATTTCCTAGGGATAGAATATCCATTACAGAAAGCTAGAATAATCGCTACGGCTAGAGAATACAATACAGCTAGAGTGTGTATAGATGCTACTCACGGGTCAGTAGGTGAACCAATCGCTGCCGACCTAACCAGAGAAGGGTTATTCGTAGAAGATTTTGGCTTTAGTGGAAAGTCAAAAAAGGAGTTGATAGAAAAGTTAAGTATATTTATAGAGCAAGGTTTTATTAAAATACCAAAGGTAGAAAAGCTAATAGATGAATTAAATATCTTTGGGTATAAACTTACGGATTCTGGAAATATTGTATACTCTGCTCCGCCAGGTGCTCACGATGATATGGTGATGAGCTTGGCTCTAGCAGTTTGGAGTTTAAATCCAGGTAAACCAAAAATAGTAGATTTAATTACTAAAGAACTAGCTAAAAATAAAGTAAAACTACATAAATCTTTTATATAAAAATGAAAAAAGAAGAATTATTAAAAGCGATTAAACACGAGATAGATTATTGTGAAACAACTAATCTTAAAGTTAATCCGTCTTTTGAAAAAAATCAGTTAGGTGTTCTTGATTTGATTGAACGCTATTCTCTCTCGCAATACCGAGATGGTAGTTTAGATTCTTTTGGTAACCCAAGACCATTCTACGATATTGTTACTTTCCCATCTTTTGTAGCTTCTAAGTTAGTTGAAGCTGATGTCAAAGATATTAAAGTGATGTCTGAAAATGAAGATTATTGGACATCTTTTATTTTGGAAAAAGAATTACATTTCTGGTTAAAAGAAAACTACTTTGGAAATCTATTAAACGAAATGTCTTATAACTTGCCAAAGTATGGACATATCGTAATGAAGAAAGTTGGGGATAAAATAGAATTAGTTCCACTTCAAAACTTACGATTTAGACCAGACGCCATATCAATGAAAAACATTCCAATTGTAGAAAGACATATCTATCAGCCTGATGAGTTCCTTTTAGAAGCTAAAAAAAGAAATTGGGATAATGTTAGTTTAGTTAATTTAGAACCAGCCGAGGTCGTTGATAATCTAATGACTACCGATAACCCAAAACTTCAGATATTTGAAGCGTGGTTCCCACCAAACTTCTTAGATAGCAAATATAATTATTTCATTGTTTCTGGTGATGGAATAATCTTATCTTATTCTTCAATGCCTAAATCTCTTTATAAAGATTTAGCTTGGGAAAAGATAAACGGAAGAACTTTAGGAAAGGGACAGATTGAAAAACTATTCCACGAACAGATTTATATGAATAGAATAGCATCAGACAAAGCTGAAGGCTTAATGTACACTTCAAAACACTGGTATCAAACTAGAGATAATTCAGTAGCTAGAAACCTATTATCCCAAGCTGAAAATGGAGAAGTTTTGATTACTAACGCTGCGATAGAGCCAATTCAGAACGAAGAAAGGAACTTACAATTCTATGGTTATGACGAGGGCAAATGGGAAACTAATGCTTACAGAAAAACCTTTACCCAAGAACTTCAAGTTACTAATTCATCCGTTGCCAATGCTAAAGCTCAAATAGTTTCAGCTCAATTACAAGCAGGATACTTCAAACAGAAGAAAGAGGAATTAGCTAACTTTACTAAAGAACTAATTTGGGATTGGGTTATTCCTCAATTTAAGGACACTAAAAGAAAAGAACATAAGATGATTGTCAAGAACCTTTTGTCAGGCGATTCTGGGTCAGATAGATTATTTAATATGATAGTTTCAAGAAGAACAGAAGAAAAGAAATTAAACTTACTACTTAATGGAAAATTGATAATGCCAGACGAAGAAAAGTTAATGAAGTCAATGATAGCTGAACAAGCCAAGAATGAAGAAGTAGTTATTCCAAAAGGAACTTATGATGATTTAAAGTTCAAGATAAGTATAGAAATAGGAGATGAATCTTTAGATATGAATAGTAAAGCCCAGTTTATACAAATGGCTTTACAGACTTTGAATAACAACCCAGCCATTCTTCAAAATCCAATGACTAAATCACTATTCTATAAGTTTCTTGAAATGGGGGGAATAAATCCTCACGAATTAGGAGATGAACCAATCTTAACATTAACAGAACAGCTTGGGCAGTTAAGACCAGGAGGAAGTATGGCTAAACCAGCGACATCTCAAACACCCCAACCAATAACCACTAACCAAGTAGTATGATATTCAACGAAAAAGAATTAAGTTTTATAAATCTAAATAAGCCTATTATTAAGGGTATTTTAGAAAAGAAACTAGAAGATACTTTGAATGAATTGATTTATGAGAAAGACCCAGTTAAAACAGAGGTGTTAAAATTGTGGGCTAAAGAAACCAAAGAGTTAATAATAGTATTAGAAAATAGGAAAGAAGTTAAAAAAGATAAAAACCCATACACGGGAATTTAGGTCGTTGGGAGCAAACCCGTAAAAAACAATTAAAAGACTAAACTTTTTAAAAAAATGGAAGAAGAAAACAATGTTCCTATTGATGAAAATCAAAAGGATATTCAAGAAACGGAGACGGAAACTCCACAAACCGAAGAGGATACTGTAGTTCCTGAAACTACAGAGGAAGAAAAACCTAAAAAATCAAAAGAGTTCCAAAGTTTAGAAGCCCAAAAGAAGCATTATCGTGAAAAGGCTGAAAAACTTGAAAGTCAACTTAAGAATAAAGTTGGTGGAACAAATCCAATGGAGGTCGTAAAACTTGCGAAGGCTTTTGAAGGATATAATGAGGAGGAAGTTGATTTTATCTCTCGTAATTCAAAAAGCGGGAAGATAGAGGACATTATATCTGCTACTAAAGACGAGTGGGTTAAAGACGCCATTGACGCCAGGAGAAAAAAGGTCGTAGATGCTAACAAAGTTCCTGGCTCATCTAGTCCTGATTTTGTCTCTAACAAGAAGTCTCCAAAAGAAATTGCGGATATGACTCCTAAAGATAGACAAAAGTACGAGGACGAACTAAATAGAGAGAGTACAGGAATTTAACAATTAAGATGAGTGCACAGACTTACTTAGTGTTCAGACCAGACATCTGGTCTCCAACTATTGATAAGTTTTTCAAGGCAAAACTTGAAGCTGCTAAGTTTTTTATGGACTTTTCTGACGAGGTAACAGAAGGTGGTAAATCCATTATGATACCTTGGCAATCAGAGTATACTTCTGCTTCAGTAACCACTACTACTGGTGATATTACTGGAAATTTAGTAACTGATACTAGAACAGTCCTTGATATAAACACTTGGAATCATACAGTGAGAATATTCGCTGATTTCCAAGCAGCTCAAGTAGCTAAGAATTATCGTCTAAAAGAGAGTTTTGCAGAAGCTATGGCTTATGCCCTAGCTAAAGGCTTAGATGATAGTATTTTAGGATTAGCTACTGCTGCGAATATATCAAGAGTTGTGAACGCTTCAACAGCAGGATTGAAATCATCTGACCTAGAAAGTGCTTTAGGAATTATAGAATCTTATAACATTCCTCGAAATGAATGTATCTGGTTTTTCCATCCAAAGGCATATTATAGCGAGGTTATGGCAGTTCAAAAATTATATGATGCTTCCCAATTTGGGACTCCATCATTGATTAAAGGAACCCACGATTCTCTATATGGTGTCCCAGTTGTGGTCACCAGCCAGGTCATTGATTCCAATGCTTCAATTGAAGGTGGAACACATAGAAATCTTCTTATACACAACCGAGCATTTTGTAACCTCCCAGGAGGAGTACCATCAGGCGTCAGGATGCAAACATTACCATCAGAGGCTTTAAGACAGACTTATGTCGCAGACATAATGTATGGAGTAAAGAAACTGGGTAATAGTTACAGAGGTGTTAGATTGATTTCTAAAAATTAACATTTAAAAACTTAGATGTCGTCTTATCAGGCTATAGCGGCGAACTTAGCCTGATAGGCGCCGCAAGAGGACATTTATGAAGATTACATATTTCGGAAATTTTAAGAATAAAATACCAACGATAGATGAGGATATACTTTACTCCCTAAAAAAGGGAAATGAAGTAAAGAGCTTTGACCTTAGGGACTTTGACGATAAGAAGATGTTGAAGATAATTAAGGCTGCTAACGAAAGTGATTTATTCCTATTTCACGGGACAATAGCTGATATGGACGATTTCACGATGAGCTTAATACTTCAACGGATAACAGTTCTGTTAGATGCTATTAAGTGTAAGAAAGTGATGTGGTTCCTTGATAAAGTAGTTGGGACAAAGGTAAAGATTATTATGAGTTTAGTTGATAAGTTAGATTATATCTTTGTTTCAGATGATACTTGGTTAAGAAGATTTGAGTCAGATAAGATATTTCCACTTCACCCTGGCTGTTCTGAAAAGCCAATTAAAGGGAGGTTTAAGAAAGAGTTGGAATGTGATATTGCTTTTGCTGGTTCATTGTATGGAGAAAGGGTTGGAATGTATGAGTTCCTTAAAAAGACCTTTGGAGAAAGGTTTAAGATGTTTGATGATAAGTATGGGAAAGATTATGCTGACTTATGTAAATCAGCCAAAGTAATCATTGTTCCCCAGCATCCGTTTGATGATTTCTTCTGGTCAGATAGGATTTATACCACTATGAAAAATGGTGGAGTAGTAGTTCATCCAAGAACCCAGGGGATAATTGAAGAAGGGTTTGAAGAAGGAAAGCATTACTTTAATTACTATTCCGAGTCAGAGCTTTATGCAACTCTTAAAATGCTTATTTCAAAAGAGAACAAAGGTCTAAGGAAAATGATTGGTGCTGAAAGCCAATACTTCGTTAATAAACACTTCACTTATTCTGATAGGATAGATGAGATGTTAAAGAAAATATGAAGCTCCGTGTATCCAGCTCGGTGAAGCATTTCAAGGAAAGAGCAGAGAAAACCTGGGGGTTAGAAGAATGGTTAGGAATAGATGACCCAGATAAAGAATTATTATTCTTTGGGCTATTCCACGAAAGGGACTGGGAGGTCTTTGACAATTATGATGGAGAAAGGTCTGTATTCTGGTGTGGTTCTGATATTTTAAGGGCTAATGAAGATTATGAAAGACAAAGGATACTAAGAAACCATTTAGATACGAAGCATTATTGTGAGAATGAAACAGAAGCTAAAAACCTTAAGACCTTAGCAATAAACCCAATAGTAATTCCCTCTTTTTTAGACAGCTTTGATAAATATCCAGTTAGTTTTGAACCACCAAAAGATGGGAAATGGAAGTTCTGGTTGTGTGGACACCCAAAAAGGGAAGAAGAATATGGTTTCTTAATAGCTAAAAGAATGGCTAATCAATTCCCAGATATAGAGTTCCATTTTTACGGGGTAGATAAACCAGAGTTTGAACAACTTCCAAATATCTTTTATCACGGATATGTTAAAGAAGAGGTGTTGAACGAGGAGATTAAAAACTATCACGCAGGATTTAGACCAAATAATCACGACGGAGTATCGGAGGTGATGATTAAATCACTTCTTCTAGGTCAATATCCAATTACAAGAATAAAATATGATGATGTCTGGAATTACAATAGTGAACCAGAACTAATTGATTGTATAAACAAGTTGAAAGAACAAACGAAGCCAAATCTTCAAGCTAGATGTTCTTGGATTAAAAAATTGAATCAATATCCTTTTGTAAAAAATAGACCTATATTTATTCGGTAAAGGTATTATGATTAAAAGAGATAAAATGGGGCGATTTATTAAGGGGACATATCCTATAAAACCATTTAATGGACGAGAAAGAGTGGGAACTAAACTGAAATTATGGCATATAGAAATACTTAGAAAGACATGGCTTGGAAAAAAGCTTAGTAAGGAACATAGAAAAAAGTTAAGTCTAGCTAAAGTCGGATATGTCCCATGGATTAAAGGAAGGAATCATACAGAAGAGTCAAAACTTAAAATAAGTAAAGCTCAAAAAGGAAAACCAAAAAAAAGACTGAATATAAATGAACTAAAGACAGACGAGAGTAAACTTTGGCGAAATAGAATTGAATATAGGTTGTGGCGTGAGGCAGTTTTTGCCAGAGATAATTGGACTTGTCAGATTTGTGGGCAAAGAGGTGAAGAGTTAAACCCTCATCATATCAAGCAGTTTGCATATTACCCAAAATTAAGATTTGCCATAGATAATGGCATAACTCTATGTGTTAAATGTCATAAAGATTATCATAGGAAATATGGTATAAAGAAAGGTCAAAAAAAATTGAATCAATATCCCTGGTGTCATCGTAATTACATAAAATGAAATATAAAATAGGAATAATTGGAACTGGAATGGTAGGTGGAGCTTTAAAAAGGTACTTTAAAAAGAAGAAATATAAATTATATACTTATGATATAAATGGTGAGGGAAGCATTAAGGAAGTTAACAAAGCAGACTTTATTTATATCTGTGTCCCAACACCATATAGAGAGGGAATAGGTTGTGATATGACAGAAGTTGGGAAAGCCATTTCACAAATAGAAGGGGAAAAAGTGATTATTATTAAATCAACAATAACCCCAGGAACAACTGAGAAGATACAATCTCAATTTCCAAAACATAAGATATTGTTTAATCCAGAATTCTTGACAGAAGAAACAGCAGATGCAGACATTGAGTTTCCTGATAGGCAAATAGTAGGATTTACTATTGAAAGTTATAATGTTGCTTCGCACATATTGAAACAGCTTCCATTGGCTACTTATGAAGCAATAGTTCCAGCGTTTATAGCAGAGTTCATCAAATATGCTGCCAATACTTGGTTCTCGGTGAAAGTAACTAAGAACAATGAACTTTATGACATTTTCAAGAAGTATGGAGGGTCGGATAAGGAGTTTGAAGCAATGATTGATGGATTATCAGCTGATAAGAGGATAGGAAGAACCCATTTAGAAGTATGGCATAAAGGATACAGGGGCTATGATGGTAAGTGTCTCCCAAAAGATACAAAAGCATTTATAGATTTTGCCAAGAAGATGAAAGTTAAAACACCACTTATGAGTGCCAGTGATAAATACAATGAAAAGATTAGAAAAGAAAAACCTTAATACTAGGAAGTATTATAACAAGGTTCTTCTGAACCATTTCAACAATACTGGGTTAGATGTCACTGATATGTGGAGAATAGAATGGTTGCTAGGAAGATGGAAAGGTGGAAAGTTATTAGATATTGGGTGTGGAATATCTCCATTACCAATAATCGCAGCTTCTAAAGGTGAAGTATGGGCTATGGATTTTTCTGATGAGTTGATAGAAAGACTAAGACTTGGAACAAATAGGGTAAAATATATCACAGGTGATATGAATAAATTACCCTTTGATGATAAGTATTTTGATTATGTAGTTCTTGGCGAGGTTCTTGAACATTCAGAAAACCCAAAAAGGGTTATAAGTGAAGCAGAAAGAGTATTAAAAGATAATGGGATAATAGCAGTGTCTTGTCCAAATGAGGAAAAAGAACATATCTATAAACAACATATCTGGAGTATCTCAAGAAAGGATATAGAGAATATGTTGAATGTTACAGAATTAGATATAAAAAGTAATAACATACTTTGTTATGCTAAAAAGAAATGAGTATATTTACAGAAGAATTAAGAGAATGTAAAAAGATAGTTGCCAAAGACTTAGTTGGAAAGGACTTTAAAAGTGTTTTAGAAGTTGGAACCCAGTGGGGTGAAAGTTTAAAAGCAATAGGAAACTTATTCAAAGATAAGAAGTTAGTAGGAGTAGATACTGATAAGGTAGTAATCTTTTCTAACAAGTTTAACCTAGATTTAAAGATGGGAAACGTTCTAGGGTTGAAGTTTCCAGATAATAGCTTTGATGTTGTATTCACAAATGCCCTATTCTGTAATTTAAGTCCTGATGCGATAAATCAAGGGTTAGATGAAATAGTGAGGGTAGCTAATAAATATGTTTACCTTGTAGAGTTAGAACTTCCCAAAAAAGGATATTGTAATGGAGGAAGAACTGGAGCTAATTGGAAAGAGTTGCTAGAAAAAAAAGGGTTAAAGGTTGAGTCAAGAAAAATAACTAAAGAAGAATGGCCAGTAGAGCCTTGGCTAACATATGGTCATCTTTATAAAGCAATATGGAAGCAAAAGTCATCTTCTCAATCCCATTTACTGGAAAAACACCCTGTGCTGATACTTCAGGAGACGGATTCAACGGTCAAGAATGGTATGGACACAGACTAAAGATTTTCAAATCCTACACGATAAAGAGTTTAGCCAACCAAACTGACAAAGATTTCCTGTTATGGGTTCAATTTAGACCAGAAGAAAAAGATAATCCAATAACCAAAGAAATAGAACAAGCGATTAAAGAATCTGGGATAAAATATGTTTTAACTTTTAATGGTGTTATAATGAGAGAAGATAAAGCAGTATGGCATAATGATAATTTGATAGAAAGAGCAGAAAAGTCCCTTAAGCAGTTAGGGGAAATAAAAGAAAAGTATGTGATAGAGATAGGTTTAGATTCAGATGATATGGTCATAGATAACTTTGTGGAGTTTGTTAGAGGTAAGAAGTTTAGGAAAGCATTTTATATGAGAGGAGGGTTCATCTTGTCAACAGAAGATAGATTATCAGAATGGTACAACCCAAGAAGTATGTCAATCTATACGATTAACTATCCAACCAAGACATTCTTAAATGCTAAAAAGCACTTTAAGTATCAAAATGGGATAGATAGCCACGAACAAATACCAGACTTGTTAAATGCTGAATTGTTACCAGATGGAATGTTTTGTTCGGTAACCCACGGAATGAATATCTCAACAATCTGGGAACATCCGTTTAGAGAACAAGAGATTTATAATGAAACAAGTAAATTACAAATAATAAATAGATTCAAAACAAAATGATTCGCCAAAAAAACGTATTTATTAATGTTCTTAATCAAGGAGTAATAGCCACAGGGCTAGTTCAAGTAATAACTAATTTAATCCAGCAAGACGCATATCGGATAGGTTTAGATTTTCCAAATGGGAAACCAATCACAAATAATAGAAATAATATAGTTCAGAAGTTTTTAGCCAAGAAGGAATATGATTATCTGATGATGATAGATTCAGATATAGTTCCACCACCAAATATTTTAAAATTACTAGATTATCAGAAAGATATTATTGCCCCAGTTATGTTTGCACTTCAAAAGGGTGAAGTAAGACCATTATACTTAAAGATGGCAAAAGACGGGATATACGAGATACCAAAAGAGTTTATGAAAAAAACAGGACTACAAGAAGTAGATGCCACTGGAACAGGTTGTATCGTCATATCAAGAAAAGTTTTAGAAAAGATAAAGCATCCATTTGAAAACATTTATGATGTTGATGGAATAAAGAAATGGGGAAACGATTTTAACTTCTGTAAAAACGCTAAGGAAGAAGGATTTAATGTCTTTGTACACTTAGACTTTATTTCTTCCCACATAACCAATATGGATTTAAAAGACATTTATTATACTGTATTACATAAGGCTAAAGCAGAAGATGAATTATATAAATTAAAGAAATACTTTGATAAAAAGCCGAAACTACTAGAATCAATATTAAGTTCGCCAGAATAATATTCAATATTTAAACTCATCAGATACTGATAATTCATTATATCATTACACTACTTACCTACTTGGTAAGGAGGTATCTGATTCAACCTCGCTTCCGATAGCTGCTTTCGTTCGTTCAGCTAATGCTTATTATAGAAAGGCTGCTTACTTTATTTGGAGAAATACCTCTGGGTGGCAATTTGATGACTCTAACTATTCTGATTTACCAATAGCAACAACCACGATAGTTGATGAGCAACAAGATTATAAAATCCCGACTAACGCTCTATCTATCGAAAGAATAGAAGTGTTAGGAATAGATGGGAATTATGTTGTGATAGAAAGGATGGATAAGGCGGAGGTAAACGATACAGCAATGTCTGAATACTATGAAACTCCAGGTATGCCAAGATACTATGATATATTTGGAAACTCGGTAATGCTTTATCCAAAACCAGATACAGGAGTTGTTACAGCTACAAAGGGGTTAAAAATCTACCTATCAAGAGATATATCTGCTCCATCAAATCCAGGAGCTTACAGAAACATATCAACTCAACCAGGATTTCAGATTACTTTTCACCCTTACCTAGCTTATGGAGTTGCCTTAGATTATGGGGTATCCAAGAATTATCCTCAAGATAAAATAGCTCTTTTAAAAACAGCATTACAAGAATATGAAATACAACTATCTGACTACTATTCAAAAAGAGATAGAGATTATACAACCAAGTTCAGACCAAAAATAAGAAGTTCAATTTAAGGAGAATAAAATGAAAATTGTCTTTATTCAAGGTTCGTTTGACATACTGAACGCAGGACACGTAAAAGCTCTCAAAAGAGCCAGAAAACTAGGCGACAAGCTTATTGTTGCCCTTAACACAGATGAGCTTTACACAGCATACAAGAACAATCTCGGACCAATCATTCCTTTCAAGCAAAGAAAAACCATTCTTAAATCCGTTAGATGGGTTGATGAAGTTGTTCCAATAGGAACATTCAGCCCAATTAGGGAACTTAAGAAATACAAGGTTGATGTCTATGTTTTGACTAAGGAATGGTTAAAGACCAAAGAGAAAGAGCTCGCCTATATGAGCAAGAAAGGGGGTCAAATAAGTTGGAGTCCTAGATTCAAAGGACAAATGTGTTCTTCTGACATTAGGAAAAGAATTAGAGAAAGGGACAAATAATGAAAGTAATGTCTAAATTGCACCTTCACAAGATAGTCCAGGATATATGGGATAAGTTTCGTGAATCACGAGACAAAGGAAAAATCCTCATTATCCATTATGAACTGAAAGACAAGAAGTAATGCTTAAGGGTGGTACCTTTGAGTGCCACCCATATATTAAATGTTAAAAGTAGAAACAAAACAAAAATGTTTAAATACTGATAGAGCGGTAGTCAAAGGAAAAGTATTAGCAGAAATACCAGCTCCTTTTATAAATGGAAGATACCACTTCCACCTTTCTAGGTTTTTAATGATGAATGGGTCAACCACTGATGTCTTTCATTCTAAACCCGTTTATTACCATACGAAAGAAAAAGAAACTAGACCATTAGATGAAATATGTATTTGGGCAGGAAATAAGAATATCCTTCTTAAAAAGAACCCCTTTGACCTAGACATCAACTTTGGTTATTTAAGCTGGCTAATGAGGCGTCAGACGCTTCTAGGGGGGTTTCTAAAGTGGAATGGACTGCCTCAATATATTGCCTTAAACGCTGTGGATACATCTTATCCAGACCCTCACCCTGAAACTACTACTGTTGATGGGGTTGTTGCCGAAGGCTCGCAATCACTTAATTGGTGGAGTTGGTCAGGTCTTGTTAACAATAGTGGTGATTATGGAGGTGATGATTATGCCGAAGATGATTGTATTAGAATATTCGCTAATACTGGAGATGGGACAGATGATTGGAGGTCGTTAATCAGAAGTATATTCTTATTTGATACTTCAGGGATAGGAGGTAGTAGTATGATTGATAGTGCTGTATTCTCTGTTTATGGAACAGAAAAGGGTGATGGTTTGAGTATCACTCCTGATATAAATGTTTATTCTTCTAACCCCACCTCAAATACTGCTTTAGATGCTGATGATTATAGCACCCTTGGTTCAACTGCTTTTTCAACTGCTATCACTTATGCTAATTATAGTGTAACTGGATATATGATGCTGCTAACAATGAACCTAGTTGGACAGCGAATGTTTATTCAAACTTTAGATGTTATTTTGCTGAACAAACAGGGACAGATAACGACCCTAAATTAGTAGTCAATTATTCTGCTTCAAGTGAAAGTCCAAGCTTGTCTCCATCTTCTTCGGAAAGTTCATCTGAAAGTCCTAGTTTGTCTCCTAGTTCTAGTCAAAGCCCTTCTAGTAGTAATTCACCAAGTAATAGTCCTAGTTTAAGTCCTAGTTCTAGTCAAAGCCCTTCTAGTAGCGAGAGTCCTAGTCTATCACCAAGTTCTTCAGAGAGTCCTAGTGAGAGTGCTTCACCTAGTGCCTCACCAAGTTGGGGTTATGAAGCTAAAAGTACTACTGATTGGGCATATCCAACTAAACATACTTATGATGAATAAATTATGGCAATAGCAGTAGACGCAACTTCATCTGGACAGATAACGAGTGCTAATACTACAACAACAGTAGCCCATACTTGTAGTGGTTCAAATAGGGTTTTAGTAGTAGCTACTGCTTATGTAGATGCTTCGATAGTTTCTGGGGTAAAATATAACAATGTAGCGATGACTAAGGCAGTAGAAAGGAACGATGGAGATTATTTGAACTGTCAGTTATGGTATCTGGTTAATCCATCAACAGGAGCTAATGATATAGTGGCTACCCATACTGTTACTGGTACAATGAAAGTATTTGGGGTTTCCTTTACAGGCGCCAATACTTCTAGTGTTGTTGATGTGACTGGAAATGAAACTAACGGGTCTGGCACAGACCCAAGTCTAGCAGTAACAACCAATAACGCTAACTCTTACTTAATAGATGTAGTAACTGTAAATGGAACATCAACATTATCCGTTGGTGCAAATCAAACAGCGATAGCAGATTTGAATGGAAATAGTCATCAGGCGGCAGCCAGTTATGAAGCTGGCGGTGCTGCTGGAAGCTATACAATGAGCTGGGATATAGTTGAAAGTAGGACTTCTTCTCATTGTATTTTAGCAATTAAGGAATCAATTGGGAGCAGCTCTGAATCACCAAGCGAATCCTCATCAGAGTCTCCTAGCCAATCTCCGAGTAGCTCTGAATCACCCTCTGAAAGTAGTTCAGAGAGTCCATCAGAAAGTAGTTCATTATCTCCAAGCTCAAGCGATAGTCCTAGTTTAAGTCCTAGCTCATCAGAAAGTCCAAGCGAATCTAGTAGCAATTCACCCAGTGAATCGCCTAGTTTATCGCCTAGTTCTTCTGAATCACCAAGCGAATCCTCATCAGAGAGTCCTAGTTTATCACCAAGTTCATCTAATTCACCATCAGAAAGTAGTTCAGAGAGTCCATCAGAAAGTGCTAGTCCTAGTGCTTCACCAAGTTTAGAATATCAAACTAAAAATGATTCTAATTGGGCTTATCAAACATTACACGGACCATTATGAAACAACAAGAACAAATAGATAATTTAAAAAAACAAATAGAAATATTAGAAGAAAAAGTGGGTGGGTTATCAATAACCCCAAAAGTAACAAATAAAGCATTTGAGGATATTAAGATGTATCCTAATTTAAAAGTAGATAGTTTAGTTTTAAAATATTATAATCAAGACGCTGAACCAGATATTCTAGCTAATACAATAGCTTTATGGATAGATTCTGACGGTGGTCCAGCTTATTACTTAATTTACAACTTTAATGGAACAGCCAAAAAAGTTGCTTTAACATAAATGAAATTAGTATTAAATAATTGGTCTGGGGGACAGGTAGAAGGCGAGGTCAAAAAGGAAGAAGGAACTTTCTATTCTTCTTATGGTATTGACCTTTATAGAGACCCTGGATTTTTGAAGCCTTCGTTCAGGCAAGTAGATATAAGTACTGCTCCTTATGCTACTGATATAAATGCTATGATAAAAGATATTGCCGTTTACAATGGAAAGGGTTATCTTCTAGGTTATGGCGATAGAATATGGGGATTGTCAGATGTAGTCAGTAACATTTTCTATAATAATTCAGCTGGATTTGATTCTGGTGGGGTAGGACACGGATATCATGATTGGGGAACTGGTCATGGTGAAAGTTTAGTTATCTATCCCACAAAGATAGAGGGAGAAGCAGATGGTGAGGCTGTTGATAAGTTATTCTTCTTTTACTCTAACTCAACTCATACTGGTGGTGCTTTTGGAATGTATGACCTAACCGATACTTTTGATGATGATTGGGGGTCAACTGTTCTTTGGGAATGGAAGATATGTTGGTAGATTTGATGGGAATACTGGAAATAATGGAACATTATATTTAACAGCTTTTGATTTAGGACAAGGGTGGGAAGTGACAACTTTATTTCAAACTAAGAACTATATTGGAATATGTGCCTATAATGATAGTTTAGGGAATACAGGCGAAAGTACTATCTTTTTCTGGGACGGAACATCTGATACCTTTTCTTTCAAAATAAGTTT